TATCAGCAGGTGATATATCAATCAACAATAATATTTCAGTTACAGTCCCTGCAAACAGATCATGGGTAGTGCTTTAAACTATAACTAAGCTAAACTACCAACAAAACAGATCGTGTCATGGCTTACGGAAATCTAAAAGTAAACAACCTGGTCTATGACACAGGAGCAGGTGATGTTACTAGGGCTGTTAATTCATTAGCCCCAACTGCTTCACCTACCTTTACAGGTGGTGCTGACTTTAACGGAATTCTAACAGAAAACGTAGTCGTAACGGCAGGTAAATTATCAGATAACACAACAATAAATGTAGAAAACGCCAATGTCTTTTTATTTACAACAGCAGAAACAACGACTTGCACTCCTAACCTTAGATATAACTCTTCAAATACTCTGTCTTCAAAAATGAGTGTTGGAGATTGTGTCACGGTCACAATTATTACAACTGCTGCTGCTGCTGGTTATTCAGCCCACATGACTATTGACGGTGATGCTATTACAGAAAACTGGGTAGGTGGTGCTGCTCCTTCTGGTGGAGGGAGTTCTGGTAAAGATGTTTATTCTTTCACAATTATAAAAATAGCTAGTACTGGAACTGGTAATAATGATTTTACTGTTATTGCAAACCTTATCCAGACTTCATAAATGAAAGATCAACATAAGAAAGAAGCTCCTCTTACTGGTCTTATTGGCGGTGGCGGTGGCCCTGTTGGTAACTGTAATTTTTATTCACCCCCACCTACAGGACAAACAACTATTACCACTCATGGATCGGGCACATGGACTGCACCAGAAGGAGTAACTTCTGTCTCAGTTGTTTGTGTAGGTGGTGGTGGTACTGCTGACTACGCAGGTGCAGGTGGCGGTGGCTTGGGATATAAAAACAATATCTCAGTCACACCTGGTCAAAGTTATAACCTTTTTGTAGCTAACTCCAACACAAGCACCAACAACGCAGGACAAGATACTTGGTTTCATACACAAAACAGTAATTCATACTGCACTGGAAAAGGTGGCGGTGCTGGTCATGGTGGCACTGGTCAAGGTGGAACAGGTGGCGGCTATTACGGAGATGGAGGCGGTAATGGCGGTAATGGCGGTACTAATGGTCATAACGCAACTGGTTCTGGTGGTGGTGGGGCAGGTGGATATTCAGGTAATGGTGGAAATGGTGGTGATGCTGGTTGTTGTTGGAATTTCAATGCTGGTAGTAATGGATCAGGCGGTGGTGGCGGTGGCGGTGGCGGTGGCTGGACTTCAAGTATTGGAGCAGGAGGAGGAGTTGGTCTTAATGGAGAAGGCTCAAGCGGAGCTGGTGGAGCTGGTGCTACTGGCCCTGGTGGTTTTGGAATAGGTGGATCAGGTGGATCAGGTGGTAATCAAGGGGCAAATGGTAACGGCTCTGGTGGCGATGGTGATTATGGTGGCTCTGGTCGGGGAACTAGTACAGCAGGTCAGGGTGCTATAAGAATTATTTGGCCTGGAACAGGAAGACAATTCCCATCCACTAGAACTGCAGATGAATAATGATTAGTATTATAAAAAACAACTAAGTACAACTATTTTTTAAAACAATGACTATTGAATGGACTGTTTTCGGATTAGAAAGAAAACCTACTGAAGGAAGTCTTTCTGACGTATGCACAAAAGCTCATTGGGCTGCTATCGACAAAGACAGCGGAAAAACTAGCTACAAATTCGGAGAAACAACTTTAAATGCTCCTGACAGTTCTTCTTTCGTAGCTTTTAATTCATTAACAAATGATACTGTTTCTGGTTGGGTTAAAACTTTATTAGGAACTACTGAAGTTAATTCAATAGAAAGTGGATTAACAACTAAAACAACTAATCAGAAAGATTCATCTATAGTTGAAGAAATACCTTGGGCTGGATAAATATGAAAGTAATCGCAATCACTTCTTTAGCTCTTAACGTACTAATTATTGGTACAGGTGTAGTTGGTTACTTGAATAAAGATAAGATTGTGAATACAATTCTGAATAAGGTAAAGGGTCAAATCCCTGAATTGGTTAAAGAATCAATGCCTTCACTGCCCACCACAACAGGATTGCCTAAGTTATGACACAGATGAAGGAAGGTAATTATCTTCCTCTTCTCCTTGGCCTCGGATTAATCGGTAGTAATTTCTTTTCTCTTATCTTGCTTAGCAAGTCAGGAGACTCATTGCCGAATCTTGCATCGTTAGCTACGACAGAAAACAGTAGTAGTCAGATGCGATACAAAAAAGACGAGAAAGGATTAGAGGTAGTGATGAGTCACAACATGCACTCACCTAAAACAGTTTTATTTAGTTCAGAAAAATCTAAATGGAATGGTAAAACTGATTACACAAGAAAAGAATATGTTGCACATCAACCTGGAGAAAATGCAGGAGCAGCAGCCAGCTATCTTCAGTGCATTAAAAATAAAGGCAGTGCGGAATCACAGGGAGAGATAGTTGGAACTTCGTTAGTAACTGCCACTCCTGCTGCTAGTACGTTGTCCAACATCCCAATCATAGGCTGGATTGCTAGTGCAGTTGCTGTTAAGAAAGCAGGGCAATTAGGTAAAGATATTGGTGGCGATTTCGTAGATTGTTAAGTGGATGAAATACCAGATATACAAGTCGATAGTATTTCTATTCCTGATAATTCTATCAACAAAGTTTCTACGAACATTCCCAATGTTCAACCCATAACTCTTACATTAGAGCAGCCTAATTTAATATTTGAAATCCCTGGTTGTGTAGAAGCACATCCAGATTCAGGTAGTAATAAAAAATTAAAAACAGACGATGACCGAGGAGTTCAAGTATATTGTGATGCAGGGATGCCTTCTTTTAATCCTGTTGATTACAGGCCAGAGGATATAGAGCCGACTCCCGAAGCCACCACACCAAAAATTAATTCTGCTAAACAAGAAGAAAAGAAAAAACAATCCAATTCAACAAAAGACAACAATAACCCGCCACCAACAAATCCTTTAGTTCCTGAAATCCTACCTTGCCCTAGACCTGATGATTTGCCTGTAGGAGCAATAGGAAAGTACGGAACAAAAATAATTCGGGGGTATGAACGAGATGGAAATCAATGCAAAGTCCTATACGAGGAAAGAGGTGTACTGGAAGTTGTTAACACTTACACTCCTCCACCAACGACGCTACTTAATACAAGTGCGATAGCTATCACTTCAGTTGTTGGTGTAACTGTATTAGGTCAACCAATAGCAAAGCTGCTCCAAAAGCAAATGAAGGGGCAGGTTAAGAAGATTTCTAAGAAGATTACGAAGAAACTTCTTGCTATTCGGGGGAAGAAACCGAAGGTGTTGTCACTTCGTGAACGCCAAGCGGAGCAGAGGAGTCTGAAGAAATAGAATGAATATGATCTATTGGCTTTTCCTTAAAAGGTCTGGTCAAAATATCTGAACAAATAGAATAAGCAGAGCTAGTAGGAGCAAAATTTATTCCTTGAAGTTTAAATTTAGAGCACTCACGAAGCCTCGCAATTTCAAAATCAAGCCTCTTATTAGCCAAGACCTGCTGTTGTATTTTCTCTTGGGTTGTAGCGGCAGATAAACAACGAGTCGTGAATCTTTTATCCAGTGGCACTGAAAGGGTCGCTGAGATCCCTCCTGTGATGCTGTGAGAGTCCTTCTGTCCTGTTCTTACATCCTTAAAATATAAAACATTGCCTGGATTATCAATAATTCCATCATCATTAGCATCACTTGTATCGTAAACAGGGTCTTGGTAATAGCTTTCGTAGGGTCGTTTAAGAGATAAAGCACCTGTAAGGAAAGGTGTAATGCTTAATGTAGTCCCTTGGCATTGTATTCCGTTACCGTACGTGTTGGTATGGAATGGCCCTTGTAAGACTTGTACTCCTTGGTTGATAACGCTTCCACTAGATGAAGCATTGGGAGCAGCGGTAGCACTAACGCCACCGACATCACCAGAGTAAGCAGGCAAAGTGAAGTTAAACGTGAGTAATCCATAAGCTATTGTTGAAAAATACTTGTTGTATCGGTGATACTTGTTTGATCGGTTGTTCTTTGGATGATTGTTTGCTGGCTGACCCCAGGAGCCGAGTATGTTTCGGTAAACTGAAAGGCTGCTCCATCTGTTTGTAGCTGCCAGTTTGGTTTGTTGGAGTGATCTAAGCCAACCCATGTGTAAGTAATGCCGTCAGTGGTCTGAGAAGGGGCTGTAACAGTTGTTGGTGACACAGATGAACCAGAATGTTTCATGTTTGTCCCAGTAACTGAGTATTGCCAGCCTGTATTTATGTCAATCGAGTTGATTGTTTCTGTAATTTTTGTACTCGTTTCCGTGTGTGACGTGACAGATCCCTGTGTAAATTGAGGAACCACTGGTACAGCCTGAACAGCAGGGCTAAACAGAAATACGAGAGATAAAAAGGTACGCACAAGAATAATTTCACCGTACAGTAAGCTCGCTGGTTACTTGACCTACAGCCGTAGTATTTGCACCACCTGCTACTACTGTAACCACACCAGAACTGACTACAGTACCTGCAAGCGTACCAGCTACACCACCTGAAATTGTAGTAGTACTACCAAAAGCAGGCATATCAGCAACTACACCAGCACTTACATCAACACCACTGCCTATTGCTGGTATAGCGTCTCCTTGTTGCCAGCTTTCCGTAAGCGAAAACGCTGATCCTGATGTGTTCATTTCGTACGTTCCAACATCAAGCGTAGCTGCGGCTGTAGCCGAACCTGCTGTTAGTTTGCCGATGTGTTCTCCAGTACTGACTTTTATATTGCTACCTGACACTGCATAAGTAGACGGAACTCTGGTTGCCTGAGTGCTACTAGCTCCTACTGTTAAAGAAGTAGAACTAGAAAGCTTTGATGTGATGTTGGCTTGGCAAGGTGCAGCTAACAAAAGCAAGATTAATAGCTTCTTCATTTCAATTTGCCTGTAACAGGGTCAATGGGACGTTGGGTGACTGGATCGGTCTTAACAACCTCTGCACCTGTAATCTTTATAGGAGTTTCAACTCTAATAGTCTGTGCTGTAGAAGACGTAGCAAGCATTTTTTGAACGTCTTCCTTGGTTAAACCGTTACTCTTTTTATCCTTTGTAGTCGCCAAACCAAATGTACTAAGTGCACCAGTGAATACACTTGCTATAAAGGTTGGATCAAAGTTTTGTTTCTGAAACCCTGGTAGATCAACGTACGCTAAGGTGAGGATAAAACCACTCCATACAACAATACCAAGGCGTACAGCTACACCAATTAGTGCAACCTGCTCCTCTTTGTCTGGAGTAATCTCTTGCAGTTTTCCAAATACACCTTTTCTTTTTTCCTCTTTTGGTTTTTCAGGTGTTTTCTTTTCTTCCATAGAAATCAGTGGTAGGCCGCCCTACACTAGACACAATTTGTTATTTTGAACAGTGGCAGAGATTCCAGCAGCAATCATTGGTGCAACAGCCAGCATTGTCATCATGTCTCTTAGTAACGTAAGCAATCGTCGAGATCGAGATACTAGGGAACTATTTAACCGTATAAATGAACTAGAAAAAACTGTAGCTAGTCATCATCCACCAGAGCGTAATCGTAAGTGGAGAGTCTAAAGAGGATTCTGTGGGAACACTTGGAAATCGTTCACAGGAAAATCCAAGTGCTCCCACACATGAGAATTGGAAGCGACATCTAAAGCATGGTCAGGAGTTTCAGCTACGACAACTGTTTGGAATCCAGAATCAGTAACAGAAGCATACCCAACAAAAGCAGCAGGGATGCGCACCACCCATCCTCTAGGTCTGTATTCAGTGGTTTCCGTGGGTCTTGATCCATCCACTTTTTGCGTTTTTGTTTTGGACTTGCGTGAAAGGGACACCAAGTATTTGTGCATCGAGAAGGCCCTCAATATCACCTTTATACGCTGCCAATTCCAATTCCCAAAGTTCTTGTTCACGTTCCTTAATAGCTCTATCTTCATCTATAGCAAGAGACTCGTTCCAATACTGCACTGCACCAGCCAAAGAGTCTAATCTGTCATCATGCTGTAAAGATTGTTTATCGACAGTGAGATGAGTTAATTGATGAAACAACTGATATGCCAAGGCTGTCTCTACGGAATCATCATCTCTAGCTTTGGAATCATCTTCAATTACCGAGCGATTAAAGATCAACCGATGTTGATTCATCACTGGTTCAAGAGCATTAATAATTCTTCTCTCCTTTTGGACGTTGCTCCTGGTTGGTTCAATCGTGCAAGGATAGATCTCTCTGAGGTAAGGCTGTAATAAATTTTCCATCATGCCTTGACCGAACTGATCTTCTAAGAGAATCAGTTTTACTTTTCTACGTTTAGCTGCTTCTGCAATTCCTCTTAAGACAGGCTCGGTATAACCTTCACGGAAGGAACCCACCTCCAATACAAATAAATTTCCATTAAGATGAGCGACAATAGAATAAGCAGTTTCATCAAGACCCTTACCTGAAGGATCTATAAACATTACACATCCTTGAAACTCAATCCACTGCCCATGTATAAACGCTGGCCTGTGATAATAATCTCCACTAAACCCAACAGCAGGTAAATCAGTAATCCGATACTCAGCACCAGAAGACCACACCACTTTCTCAGGTGCGTCTTGGTCAACCTCTAAAACTACTAAGTCAGATAATCTAAGAGGGAAACGATTTAGATCACTGAGTGTCGTATCTAGTTGAAACTGAAGCGTGAATTGTGACTTACCGTAACTAGCTTCTCTTTCAATTAGATCTAGTTCATTAAAGCGATCAGGGTCAGTTGGTTTATTAACAAGATCGACACACTTCTCAAGTATCATTGGTGCTAAAGATGCACCGTATTTCTGTGGTTTCTTTGGATACCTTGAAGGCCAGATACGACATTCATATCCTTTTGTTTGTAGCTTGTTGTATATACTCTCCTCGGTTTGCGGAGTTCCGAGAAACATAATTTCTCCACCTGGTTTCAGGATCGCATTAAATTCTCCGACAGATACAATTAATTTCTCTCTCATTCCTACAGTCCACGCTGTATTAGGAACCTCGCAGTCATCTGCAAGTATTAAATCTGCTCTACTACC